CGGGTATTCTTGCCACGGGTCTCGACGATGCTCTGTTCAAAAGCATCGCGCTCCGCCGCAGTGAGGCCCCGGACGATCACCTCTCCGCTCCATTCCGGGACAGCCACCCGCTCCGTGGGCAGGTCCTGCGCATTCAGGATGTCGTCACGCGTCAGCAGTTTACCCATGTTACCACTCCTATCACGCCGTTATCTGACCAAAGGTCGGTTTCCCGGTCACAGTCAGCGTAACTTCGACCTGGATCACGTCACCTTCGGTGAGCTCCTGCGGTGCCCAACCGCTGATGAAGGCTGGGAAAGTCCAGCCCTGGCCGTTCGGCAGCTTGATGCGGTAGTTCTTGGTTGCGCCGCTGTAAAAGTCACTCTCCAGCGCCGTGTGCCCGTCCTCGGCTGGGTCGAAGTTCAGCGTGACGGTCACTTCACCCACATCAATGACGCCAGGCAGCTTCTTCTTGATGCCGTCGGCTGGATCGAGGTCCTCGACCTCCACCGCCTCCCGTTCGGACTGCGGGGGCTGGATCGAAGCCACCTGGGCCACCGTCTCGTAGGTTTCCGGGGTGGCACCCTCTCTCTGGAAGACGCTCTTCAAACCAAGGATTTCAGCCATTCTTCACCACTCCTTTAGGCATCGTGAGTAACGATGACATCCACATGGTAGTGCGTCTGCCCGGTCTCCTCTTGGTAGATAGGCATGTACGACACTACCCTGCAGCCGATAACCGTCAACGCGCCGGCCATGGGGCCGGTAAAGCCTTCAAGACTATCGCGAACCGCAAGTGCTATCTTCTCTGCTTCGGCAAGAGAGGAAGCCATCGCGGTGACCTGCAACCGGGTCTCCCTGTACGCAACGCCGACGAGGTCGCGTCGGTCCACATTACTGATGGTGTTGAGCACGATCAGCGGATATGTGGAGTCCAGCGGCGGCGTCACGTGGTAAATGCGAGAGCCGACGAGAGCATAGACATTGGCATCGCCCTTTAGGTGTGCATATATCGCCTGTCTCGGGGTTATCGCCATCTCCGCCATACCTTTTCAAGCCTCCGTCGAAACTCTTGGGCCATCACGTCTTGCGCCTCTCGTCGCTTGGCATCTAAGGCGGGTCGCAGCCAGGGATATGGAGGAACGTGGCCGATCACCCGCCTCGTCGCTTTCCGCGTCCCACGCACGATGTCGTGACCGTACTCGAGCAGCCGTCCGTACCAGCCCTTGCGCCCAGGGCCGATGCGCACGACCACACGGGTGCCAAGGGTCTCCTGAGCTACTTCCTTGTGGATGTCGCCGGCAAGAGTACCGGTCCGCTTGTGCTGAAGAGCGTTCTGCTTCGCCTCGGCCCGGATCACCTCGGCGCCCGTCAGGGCAACCTCACGCAGGTGCTCACCGGCCACCTCGCGGGGCAGCATGTTGAGGGCCTGCCGGATTTCTTCCAGGCCCTTAGTGCGAATAGTCAGCCTCACGCTGGCTTCACCTCACGGCAGATGAGCTGTAACCAGCGACGGGTGCCCTCCCGGTCCAGCACGGCCTGAATCACGAACTCCCGGCCGTCGTGCCGCGCGATCATGCCAGGCTCGATCCCCCGGCGCCACCGGATGGTGACTTTGTGATCACTCTGCTCCGCCGTCTGCCGGGCCTCAAAGAAAAGCCGGCCTGTCAAAGCCTCGACAGCAGCCCACACGGTCGCGACAGTCTGCCAAGTAGGGGGGAGCGGATCGCCCCATTCGTTGCGGCCCTCAACGTAGCGGCCAATTTCAACCCGGTGCCGGAGTCGTCCCGCAGCCATCGGTCATCCCTCCGGCCCCGAGTACCAGAATCGGTCCTGCCACAGCAGAGCCTCGACGGCGAACTCCAGCGACCGGCTGATGCTCCCGACCAGCACCGTCTCCCGGTTCTCGTACCAATGGCCGACCAAGAGCAGGATAGCCTGCTTGACTCGCTCCGGCACGGCTGCAGCCGCTCCATAGCCCGCCGTAAACTCGACACGGATCGGCATCCCTGGCGCCAGCTGACCAGCGGGCCAGGAAGCGCCGGGCGCCAAGTAAATGGTCCCGGGCTCCGACGCGGCGTCGACGACGTACTGGCTCGGGCCCAGCGTCTCCACCGTGCCGTCGGCCAGGATGTACGTGATAACCTCAACCGACTGAAGCGGCGGCTTGGGCAGGACGATGATCCGTCCGCAGGGCCACCTCTCCAGGCTCATGCGGAACCGCCGGGAGACGTAGGCCCGCTGTTGGGTCTCCTCGCAGAACTCCCTAGCGGCCCGAATGGCTCGTTCGATCCAGGTGTTCTCTTCGTCGCCGTCGACCCGAAGGTGCAGTTTGGCATCAGCGAGGGTGACAGGCTCCTCGGTCGGCGCTTCGAGCTCCTGCAACGCCCACCGCATCTTTCGCATCCCCATCACCCCTTGCGCTGTTTGATTGTCTTCGGTGCCGGTTCTGGCGCCGGTTCGTTGGTCGCCGTGGGCTTCTCGACCAGCACGATGCAGCCGGCCGCCACCAGCCGAGCTGCCCGCTCCGGGTCGTCAAACGAGACGAAGGAGCCGGGCTGTACCCGCTCCCCCGTCTTCAGGTCCACGAACTCAGCGATGCAGCGATACCTCATCGCTTTTCACCCCCTTAGGTGGCCGGCACGTCGAGCACGACGTAGGGAGACACCTCGGTGATGCCGTCTTCCAGCGTGAGCGGCGAAGCAACCCACCCCTTGCCGTCGACGTTCCAGAAGACCTTGATGACGGTCTTGTTCTCCCGAAAGTAGACGTGCTCGCTGGCAGCCACGAACGGCCCGGAGCCGTCCTTGATGAGGTAGTACTGGAAGTCGACCAGCATAAGGTCGCCCTTCTGGCCAAGCGCCGGCGTCCGGCCCGTCCAGCGGATCGGCAGGCCAGCCAGCGTATCTGCAATGCCACTGGTCGCGTCGCCGCGGATGAAGATCAGGTTTCCGGCGTTGTCCTTCAGCTGCATCAATTGGGGCAGGACGCTCTGGTTCGCAACCCACACGGCCCGACCAAGGGAGTCGGGAAGCAGCTTGGCCAACATGTTGACAATGTCAACATACTGGATCTGGTTGGCGGCCGCCCGATTGACAGCGATGGCACCCGCGCTATTCAGTACGCCCAGAGGTTTGCTGGTGCCGTCACCGGTCAGGAAGGCGACGTCCTCAGCAGACGCAATGGCGCCCCGCAGCAGGTTGCGGATGACAGTCCCGGCGGCCTGCCAGTTGCGGAGCAACTTGTCCGTGACGACAACATGCGCCGCAACCTCATGGGGCTCCAGGGCGATCTCGACCAGCTCGGCGTCGGTTTCGGGCTTCTGCGCGCCCTCGCCGATCCACTGCACAGCCACCCCGCCGTAGATGCCCTGGCTATGGTCCAGCGCGGGGATGGTTAGCTTCGCGTCAGGCGGCGTACCGGGCGGGATGACCGTAGCCCGCGGACGTACCACGGCCTCTTCAGGCGTAAGCTGCAGCAGTTCGTCGCGGAATTGCTCGGGTACCGCATACCCGCCGCTTTCGCCGACGTCCATCCGCATCTCGGCCTTAACGCGGCCCCGGGGATCGCCAAACCGGACAGCAGCGATGAACTCTCCCAGCGACTCGAAACCACCGTCGTCCTTCTCCCGGCGGCCAGCACCCGGACGCGGGGCATGGAAGGCGAGGGTCTTCAGTCCTTCCAACCGCTGCTGAACCTTGGCCTCGCGATCCTCACGCACACGAGCCTTCTCGATCTCCCCGTCCAGCGCCACGATCTTCTGCTCCAACTCCTCGAACCGAGCCGCTTCCACGTCGGTCAGGTCCCGGTTCTCGACCTTGGCGGCGTCAATTAGCGCCGCCTGCGCCTGCACCAGCTCGGCGCGCTCCTGCAGGAGTTCCTGCAAGGTCTTCATGTCTACCAGCCTCCTTTGTGCTTGTTGATGCGCACGCGGCGCTCGTAAAGTGCGAGTGGCGCCCGCTTGGGGGCGCCACCCGTTGGAACCACCGTTGGGTGCCGGGCTTCGGGGCCCGGCTTCTTGCGGCCGTTGGACAACGGTGACGCTGCACTCAACGCGTCGCGGATCCTGTCCGGCAACTTGTACCGCGACAGGTCCATCTCGACGCCGTTGATCACCACCTTGTCACCCTGGATGGTCGCGGCCACCTGCTTGGCCTCCTCGACCTCGTCGGCGAAGCCGAGCTCTACGGCCTCTTCGGCCGCCATCCATGTTTCGGCATCCAACAACTCGATGATGCGGTCCTCGTCGAGCCCGGTCTTGGCCTTGTATACCTCCACCATGGCCTCTCGGATCTTGTCTAGGGCGTCGGCCATCTGGCGCATGTCCCTGGCCTCGCCCCAGACCAACGCCGACGGGTTGTGAATCATCATCATCGCGTTGCGCGGCATGCGGATGGTATCGCCGGCCATGGCCACAAGCGAGGCACCGGAAGCCGCCAATCCATCCACGTAGACGGTGACGGTGGCCGAGTGCCGAGTGAGCATGGTGTAAATCGCCTGGCTGGCGAATACGTCGCCACCTGGCGAGTTAATGTAGACCCGGATCTCATCAACGTCGCCCAGTGCGTCAAGGTCCTGTTTGAACTGGCGCGGCGTCACCTCATCGCCCAACCAGCTCACTTCGCTTATGGAACCGTACAGCAACAGCTCGCCGACCCGGGGGTTATCCTTGGCTGCCCGGATCTTCCAGAATCGCTTGCTCATGCGCCGTTTTCACCTCCTGAACCCTCGGGTCGGACGACCTCGCTGATTGGCCTCATGTTGCCGTTCACGAGGTAGACCTTGCCACTACCATCGGGGATGGGGTTCATTTCTTCGAGTTCGCGCCATTCGTCGGCGTTGATAATGCCGTTTTGCCGCTGGATGGCCAGCCCTTCCTGGCGGCTCTTATAGTCCCCCCGGAGCAGGCCCTCCACATTGAACTTGACGTAGTACCCCTGCTCCTTCTCCCGCCGGGTGAACAGCTTGCGGTTGATCTCCCGCTCCCAGCGGACGATCCACGGCAGCATGGTGTACTTGACGAACTCCAGCGACTGGTGCTCGATGTTGCTGAACGTGGCCCGCTCCAGATTGGCGATCATGTGCGGCGGCACCCGGAACAGAGCCGCAATCTGGTCCCGGGTGAGCTTCAACATCTCGACCGTCTGGGCGTCCCGTAGGGGCATAGGGATCCGGTTGAATTTCATGCCCTCTTCGAGTACAAGCGGCCGCCAGCTGTTGGCCAGCCCTGCGCCCTTGGCTTCCAAGTCCGCGATCAGGTTGGCCCGGGCTTTGTCGCTCAGTTTGCCGGGGTGCTCCAGCACGCCGCCTACGTTCATCCCCTGCCCGTAGAACCGAGCCAGGAACTCCTGGGTGGCTAGGCCGATTCCGACCATCTCCGCAGCGTGGGCGATTGGCGAAAGGCCTTTCAACCCATCGAACGAGAAGCCCGGGATGTGCAGGACCCGTTCAGCCGGCAGGAGCATCCATTCCCCGTCATCTGTGGTCACCCGGTACCAGATCCGCTCTGTCTCGGGGTCCCGCTCTGGCTCGACCTGCGTCCACTGGTACGGGTACAGATCCGCCGGTCGGCCAGACATGTCGGGCGTAATCACGGCGTAGCCATTGCCGCTAATGGCACAGTTGGCCGTGACCGTCTCCACCATCGTCTGCCCCGTCATGTCCGGGTTCGGCTCGATGGTCAGGAGCCTAGTCACCGGATGGTCAGGCACCTTGTCCGCCCCGCCTGTTGGCCGCCGGCGGTAGATCGACACCGGCAAGCTGCCCATGGTCTCCGCGATAACCCGAACGCAGGCGTAGACGTCGATGAGCCGCATGGCCGTGGACTCGGAAACCTGGACCCCGGCATGCGACAGGCCGCCCCGTATGCGGGACAGGACCTGTCGGTCGAAATCCTCCATGGTGTACGACTGGGCCAAAATCCTTGTCAAGACACCCATTAGCCGGCCCTCCTCTTCGGATAGCCAGCCCACATAAGCAGGGCACCGCAAACGACCAACGCCGCGGCCGGATGTACCATCCAGAGGCCATAGCCTAAGGAGGCGAATCCCGCGACCAACATGAGCTCCTGCAACAGTTCCTCCCACTTCATATGAAAATCCGCCCCCTTTCCTCGTAGACTGATCTGCTGGACTCCAACACGCCAGCGGCGATGGCGTCCCGGCGGGCCTCCCAGCTTAGGACGGCGGCCATTGCCGCGTCAATCTTGTGCGGGCTGTCCGGCCGCTCCTTCTGGATCAGCCAAAGCGGCCGCCCGTCCTCTGCCTTCTGCGGCAGATCCTTGCGCCTGGCATTGCCCAGGTGCCGCTCCAGGCGCCGGTCGCCACTATGCGAAATCGCGCCCTCGTTAATCGCGGTCTCAAATGCCTCCAGCGCGTACGCCATCGCTTTGCGCCGGTTCGTCCACCACTCGACGACTCGCTGCTCGCCATACCGTCCCGCCCAGGCCGCCACCCAGGACTGCCAGTAGGGCGGGTCGGCATACATGCGCCACACGTCGTACCGCTCGAACAGGTCGGCGATTACCGCATCGACCTCTTCAGCCGGCACCTGCCATGTCTCTTCCTGGCCAAACGGACACTCCCACAAGCCAGCCAGCCACTGGTAGCCCGTCTCGACGTGGGTGCAAACAATCGCCGTCGAGTCGTGGAACTGGGCGCCGTCGAAACCGATTGTGATAAGATCGCCATCCTTAACGGGTGACTCGGGCCTGGCCAACGAGCGCCACTTCTCGATGTCAAACGCCTGGCGCCCAGACTTCACCAACCTGTTCAGCCAAACCCGCTCCAGGTACTGCTTGTCCGCCGTCGGGTCGCGCCAAAGATCGACGATGGCGTCGATGTCCCGCCACGCGGCAGCTGCGCCAGACGCCTCAATAACGGCCGCCCGGAACCCCTCCTCGGTCTCCAGGTCATGGCCGTCGCCGGCATAACGCCAGAAGAAAAAGAACTTCGCATCCTTCACCCGGCCATCAGCGACGGCACGGGCATACTCGATGGCATCCTCCGCCACGGAACCAGCTCCAGGCTCTGGCGCCGTCGTAATCTCTAGGACCCAGGCGTCAGCGGCCTTGCGTTTGGGCAGGTTCGCCATCATCGTGGTATGGGCTTGGCGGAGCCGGGGCGTCGTCCACCAATGCACTTCATCGGCGACTTGGAACGTCGTCCGCGCACCGTCCCTAGCACTTGGTGCCGACGCAAGCGATACCGCCTTGCCGTCGCCGCGGCGGCGCATAATGCGCTCAAGGCCGATGTCGAAGTCATCCCGTAGCGGCGACTCTTCCAAGATGGTCTTCAGCGCACCGTAGGCCAACTCGTCGCTCTGCTCCTCCGTGTAGGCTACCATCGGAATGTACGGGTCCGTGACCGGACCCCCAATCGGTTCGCCGCTCTTCGTCCAACCCACGGTGCGAACTGGGCCCTCGGGATGCAGCTCGACGGCAGCGATCCAGGCGGCCAATTCAGTCTTGCCGACGCCTTTAGGCAAGCAAATGAACACCCGCTTGAACCGGCGCCGGCCGGCCAGCGGGTGGCCCTTCGGGTACACCTCGTACATTCGGTAAATGAGCGCCCGCTTCTCGTCGTCCAACCGCACCGGCTGACCACGCAGGTCGCCAGGGCCGTGGACCAGGTAGCGCTCAATGAAGTCGCACACCTGCGGCCCAAGCGTCGGCCAATACTGATCGCCGTCGTCAGGCACCATGAGCACCGCCACGCTACTTCACCACCCGCAGAAGCGCCCGCGGGTCACCAGCCGGGGGCTGTTGCTGCGCTTCCTCCGCGGGGCGGTGCGGCCGCTTTCGCTCGGCTTCCTCACCCTTGGCGATCTCCCAATGCAGGCGGGCCCGGTCGACGGGCGACAGGCCGAAGCGGGCTTCCTG